TGCGACTTACCTTTGGTCCGACGATCGACGAAGTGATAAACAGAAGCCGGATGCCAGTCACGCCCTATAATTAGATATACCGCCTATTGGATACCCTCAACTAGAAAAGAACGATGATGTCGATATGATGGACGAATCCGAAAAGAATATTTAGAACCGCCCTTTGGAGAGGCTCACCCAAAAGACACAGCCTTAGGATAGTGTAGGAGGTGCAGATGGAAATAGAGAAGTTGGCAGAACATCAGGTTTTTATTGTACATGCACTACAGGCATTTAAAGTTGGCAGTCAAACAATGAAAGCACACCTGGCAGTTTACAATTAATTAAGAATTCCCGCCCAAACAGAGATGCTCTGGCACGTATTACACAGTGTCAGCACCAAAAGGATAGCTTTTTTGGATGCACTAGATGTCGGTTTGGATAATTTGGCAATATTTTGGGTAACCAATTGGATACCGTTGGAATGACGGTTGTAACATGAGCCCATGATGGGTATCCAAATGGATACTGTCTGGCGCAGACAGTGGAAACCGTTGATAGTTCCCCCCGGGCTTGGCACACGCTTGGCATACATACCATGCAGGTTGACACCACCGATTGGAGAGCTTTGACGCTACCGAATGGGGGTTACAGCGCGTATTCCCAATCTCGAATCTTTTTAAGAAAACAGCGAGCCAGGTAAATAAAAAGGATAATCAATAGATAGAGGTCATGTTCTGAAAGGCAGAGGAGGACTTGCAGCAGGTAAAACATTACCGCCCTCGTCGGCGTTTACGGGGATTAGAAGGCGCCGGTTTTCCTGCCTGCGGATAAAGTTGCTGAAACCGGCGTCCTAAAGGAAAGGGAGTGAGATCGGATGATATCTGTGCTGTGCAATCTACATCCCAGAATTTATACTTTCCCCATGGGTCCGCGTCAGCAGGCGTGGCCGGAGGGGGGGGACATTTAGTGGCCTTGGAGTTAAGGAACCTGTACTGGTCCTCCACAGTAAGGTTTTGAGGTGGCGTGGCCCCAAAACCCCAGTCATCTAGAAGGGATGCATCCATGTTGTGTAGGTGGTTTAAAACAGGAAGATCCATTTTAATGGAACATAGTTGCAGAATAAATGAAATTTCATACTCCTCCACATGACGGGCGTACATATCATAATTGGCTTCCTTATAATCTGCAGTCGCAGTAACACCCTTCTTAAATTGAGAGATTTGAAAGATTGTATTTCGGGTGGTGTCAACGCAGGTCACAAACATTTGGTTATGCCAGCATATGCCATCATTTGGAGCTGTGCTATTCTCCAACCAATAGGGGCGGTTGAAAAGTTGATTGTCCGAAGTGGACAGGGACCCTGACAGTAAAGGAAACCAGCTGTGCCGGCCAGGAGTTTGATATTTTTGCCCAGTGGTACCTTTTCTAAACATTGTGGTAGGCTCGTCTTCCCCAATATTGCCCAAATGCAAACCGACACCCTTCATATACACCTGCTCCCGCTTAAGCATGAAAAAGCAATGGTTGCCATAAGGGTCGGCATTCATTGTCAACCAGTCAGGGTATTTTGATACAGAATTAATAAGCTCCAGTGGAAGGGTTGACCAATTAAGGCTCAATGATTTAAAGTTTAAAGTCCCCATCCCCATATCAATCATATCCCCATCCTCTATTACTGTGTGTTGGAGTTCCAGTGGTGGACACATATCTTTATTATTGTCCTCCACACACCGCTTTGCAGCGTCCCAATGTTGGCCAACAGGTGGGATGCACCCGACGATTAACGCTTGACTCTGCTTTGCATCAAAGGCAGCATTGACCCGTCTGTCCTCCGGAGGGTCCGGCTTTTCCATAGAAGGGTGATGTGTTTCAGCAAAGTCTTGAAGACCGTTAAACATTGTGTTCCCAGAGGCACCCACCCCCAACGGTTGACTTTTATTGACCTGGATGCCACGAACAGCCCACACCAACCGCGTGGTATCTCGATCCCCCACCGCGGACTCAGGAATTGGAAACTTGTTTGGATCTGGAAGCTTTATTCTAAAAACACGGTGCTGATATGCTGAAACCTTAGGAACCGTCACAGTTGCATTGTCAGTAAGTGCAAAATATGGGTTGCCGATGGTGATTAACCGCTCGGTTGTACCATGAAATACATAGGATGTACGCCGTACATATTCACGCGTTGAATACAAAGTGGGGACATTTACAGGGGGTACAAACAACGCTTTAGTAGAAGGCGTCCACACAGCCATCTGCAAAACATTTTTTACGTCGTTTAAACATGATGGGATCGTCTAGATCGGAGAAAAAAACATGGCGGGGAGGGTACAGGGGGGTACTTTTGTCGAAAGAAGGATACAAAGGGAAAATGGTATTTCCAGAAACAGTTACAGGCATGGGTATGAAACCGGTACCGGACACTTTAATTGATACATCAACAGGTATTGGACCAAACAAGTACCCATTATATGCATATGGCCTGTTTCCCTGGGGAAAGACACCTGCTGGGGCCCCTGGTATCGCCTCATCCTCAATAGGTGGGCCACTATCCTCTATTATTATGGGCTCCATCTCCAGGACGTCAGGGCTTTCAAATATGGAAGATAGTTCATTGTAATAAACTCGTGGAACAAATAGCTGCTTTCCCGCTCTAGTCACCATGCCCAATAGATTTCCCACCCTTTGTACGCCTAGCCTCCCTGCTCGTTGAAACAGAGAAGGACGGCTGAGACGTGCAAATGGTGCAGAATCAGGATCGTTAAAAGAAATCGAGCGGGAAACCTCGGACACCGCCTCGCTAAACTCAAAGGCGGGATTTTCGAACTGCATCACTCCCCCGGTGCTTGTTAACACGGGTAAAGGGACCTCTCTAGCCGCTGTCTTAGCAAAACGACCGACAGCGACATGAGACATCCATCCTCCCCTGGTAGTTGTATTTGGGGTACTAGTTCGTGGGTCCAGCTCAAACCTGCTGAAAAGTTCAGTTTCCTCCACAGCATTTGTCAACGTTGGAGCAGTCGATGACAGCACTGATAATTCTATTTCATTGCCAGCACTATAATCAACTACGCCAACATTGACACCCGGAGTTTCTAGGCCGCTGTCAAAAGGGTTCTGCCATGGCGGGTTCTCCACGGGGCGGATGGGAGGTATTACCTCGGTCGAATTCGGAGATGCATGAATAATTGGTGGGGTTCCACTTACGGGGTCCACTGGCTCCGCTGCGTGCACCACGGTGCCTGCGTCCAATGCCACATCTGGATTGACCGTAATATCAGAGAACCCAGGGGTGACATTGCTGGCAGGAACTCGGGTAATGGGGACGTCAATTGGTTGCTTTGGTAAAGACCCACCACCAATGGGAAGAATATGCTCTGAAGCAGCAGCAGCAACAGCCCCTTCCGCAGACCCAATACCCAAGCCACCGAAAAACAGAAAAGATGAGGCCCATTTTAGGATGTTGTCTGCAATAGTATTGCCTGTATATACTTTTTGGATGTCGTCAGGACAGTCGCCAAACTGTTTACAGTGGCGCCAAATGTCATCTGGACTCGCTCTGGTTACACGGCGACGTTTAGACATCATAGGCCGTTAAATGAGCAAAGTCGCACCGTGATCCCATCACCCTCTACGCGAAAGAGATTTAGGAACGTACTTCGTTCCTTTTCATTATTAAAAACAACAATCATCTTAGAAGGTTTTAACACCTTCTTGCCGCTTATCCAATGCCATGTGGATGTGACCCTAGAGTATTTAAGAGACCCTGCTTCTACGCGCCGCCTAATGTGCTTAATTTGAGCGGTGGAACCCTCAAACACAAGGCCAGGGGGGTCTCGGGCTTCTTTCAGTAGCCGTTCAAGTCGCGTTCCAGTGCCTTGCACTGTTTCTCTAGTTCGTCCAACCTCTTCTGCAGAGACTGGACTTTGCTTTTCAGCGAAGGGCCGACGGGTTGTGGAACCTCCTGCTCCCCCCCCTCCTCCTCCCCTCCCCCCGAGGCCCCTTCCTCTCCCGTTTCCACGTCTCGTGGTGACAGTGGAGGTGTGGGTGGGCTTCGTGGGGGTAGGATGGGTGGGCTTGGACTGGTATGCGGGGTTCCTAGGGTTCCTGATAGGCGGTGTGATGGCGACGATGTGTCTTTCGGGCGTCTTCCGGGATGGGGTGTCGGTGGATGTTCTGGCGTCGGGCGGGGACGTGGAGATTTCCCACTGCCCTTTCCGGGTGGCGTTTTGGGGCTCTCCGCTATTAAAAAGGACATAATAGTCGACGTCACCATAAATGTCAACATAAAACAGTCCTTTACTGTCTGTCAAGGTATGCGCGCGAAACCAATTCGGGTCATGTGTGTGTTGCAGGTCTTTGCTGCTTCGCCACTGCTCATCCCTTTGATAATAAATGTCTTTCCACTTTGTATGGGTCACAGTCAGTTTATCTGGCCCAGAGTACGTCACGTAAACCGTTTTGGGGCCTTTTTTGATCGTGAACGCTGGTGCCTGCATTACCAGTTGGTATTGCAAGTCTCGCAACGTAAAGTTGACATTTTTAAACTGTGAGTTTTGGAGGGACTGCACTATGATGATCATAGTGACGGCCTCTCGGTATTTCGACTCTGACACCTGCAAAGATGGCACGCGCTGTAACCCAATATGGGCCACACCTGCTTTGCGCGCAGCTGCCAGTATCAAATACTCGTCCTTCACTGCAAAATAGTACTCGAGAATATCATCTAATGATTGGTCGTCCTTTTCAATAATAGTCATTTGTTTATCCTGCATTTCCATCAGTCTCGTGTTCGCATCCATCCTGATAATCAGTTAAATCGAACTCAAGCGCTGATGAGTATGTAAGGAAAAACGACTTCCAGTCAGAGGTTTGCACAGTAAACCTCAATCTCCCTTCTCTTACTGGAATTGGCCTGCAGAATGGAAAGATAGAAATCCTATTTAACAAATATTTAAAGTCACTTTCCTGTGCCATGCCATCAGCGTCAGTTGTTGCTTGCCTTATATCAACATTGCTAGTAATAAGAATTGGCGGGCAACGTATTTGAACAGGTGCTTTGTACTTTGCGTCTAAGCACACAGGGTTGCCATCTAGCGCATTGCGCATGTATGTTTCAATATACTGCCAACATGGCTTAGTAGCATCATCTATTAGGGCAATTTTACATTCACCTAACGGTTGCAACCAAAAGTGGCTGCGAGCGTTGCTAAAGCTAAGTACTCGTCCTTCTAAGAACTCGATTAAGCTCATGCAAAGCATACTTTTCCCACTGTCTGGCACGCCAACAAATGCTAAACAACATTTCTTTGGAACGCAATGGAGGCAATCTTTTAGAGCTTTTAGAAATTCAGCTAGCGGGATTTGCTGGAAGCGAAGCAGCAAAAGGATGTTTTTCCAACCGTCTGGGTCATAAACAGTAAAATGTTCACAGCGATCTACTATTAAATCGCTGAGCGACATAGCCTGCACTTCTCCCTTTTTATAAAGCCTGACCATTACTGCACAATCCTTCACGTATTTAGCTTGACTATTGTTTTTTAGCCAAGCTTTAGCATTTGTATCTTCGGTAGCCAATTTAGCATACTCGTACGCTATTCTGCTTTCTTCTGTATAGTTGTTGTCATAAGCCCACTGGATCATTTCTACTAGCTTAAACTGATCGGCATTACTGTCCCCAATGGCAGTTAGCTGCTGAATCCATAGGGGTAGCATACCATGTAGCAATGTCACTTTTGTAAAAAACACCGCAGCGGGAACACTTCTTGTATTTGGAGGTTCACACAAATGCACGTCCTCTGCCGCTACACCGAACGGCCTAATAAGATGTAACAATGATTCCCTAGACTTTCTAGATATAAAATCACAGAGAAAGAAATATGACCTATAGGTAGGATTGTGATCCGTAAGGATGGATGTACATGTTTCCTTCAAAGCATTGTGTAAATGCGTAATGTCCATGCAATAGTCAAACAACGCAAATACCCAACCATTACTCTGAGTTTTGTTACTTTTGAATTGCCGAGAGATGTCACTGAATGACACCATAAAAGAGTCTTTGAATAGCGCCTGCTGTTTTATACGCTGGCTGCGCTTTTCGAAACTGAAAGCTAAAGCTGACATAGCGGGAGTAGAGGATGCAGCACACGTGCTGTTTCCACACTCGCTGTCAAGGGTCATGTTTAGTTTTCGCCTACACTTCTTTGATCTGGGTTTTCTGCTTAGCTGCAAGGCGTCGAATTGGGGACTTAGCGCTTCTCCAACATCGGTAGCGCTGCCTGGTGTGCTTGGTAGTCTGCGCTTACATCCCTGACCCCCTGCCAACGTTTCATCACTTTCTTCCTCTTGCACTTCATCATCCCCGCTGGCATATACTTCTGTGGCTTCGTTGTCAAATAAATCTGAATATGTACCTGGTGGCGAGTCGGGTGATTCGGGATAATCAGCCATGGTTACACTGCCTCCGAGTCCGTTCCAGCTAGAAATGCTTCTCCTTCGTTGTCTGAGTCTGTGTCTGTTTCTAATTCACTGTAAGATGCAAGATCACTTCCCTCATCTACAAGGCCAATACCACAGCTGACCGTCACCTCAGCAAGGTCAGCAGTCCCGAGGGCGTCCTGGATTTGATTGGATGGCACCACCACCTCGCAATTCATGCATACCAGCATTCCCAACTGCTCACTCAGCATGATACATATCTCTTGCTGAGCAAAAGACACGTCTTTACGACAACAAGCACACATGTATTTCCCACTGTACCCTTTAATCGGCTGGCCTTTGTTATGCATTGTCCAAAAACAGACGACAACGGCAACAGGCAGCAAAGCAACGCCTTTCCTTCTTTTTTTTCCCCTTTGTCACGGCAAATGGCCCACCATCCTCAAGCAGATGCAGCACTTCCAGCTCGCTCAGTTGTTTCTTACAGTAAACGCAAGACACATGTAGCTGTCCTATGTCTATCCGTAGACGCTTACATAGTTTTCTTAATTTAGCGTATCGAGAAAAGGCAGCATGCAAAGACGCAGAGCAAGGGGGCAT